CTGCGCCGCGAACGCCTTGGCCGCGGCGGCCGCGTTCATCGTTCCCGCGGTCGGCGAGGCCTTGATGGCCGTAAGCTGCGCGTCGGCGGATTTCTGCGCGGTGGCGGCGGCTGCCTGCGCTGCCTGCACGCCCGAGACCGTGGTGGGATACAGCGGCGACGACTTGGGCAGGCTGCCTCCGGAGCCGAGCGCCGTGGTCACGTTGGTGACCGTGGTAACGACGCTGGAAACCTGCTGGGCCACGTTCAGAGCGGCGTTCAGGTCGCTCTTGATCGTGGCGAGCAGGGACGGCTTGGAAGGCGGCGGGAGGCTGGCGATGACGACCGTGATCTTGTACGGGATGACCGCGCCGCCGCGGGTGTATTCCGCGTGGAATTTCTTTACGACCACGTTGAAATGGAAGTCCGCCCATGCGAGCGGGACCTGCCTACCGGAAATGCGGATGGCATCAACCGCTCGCGCGTTCGCCAGGGCATTTGGTCCGAAAAACTTTCCGCCCCACTCGATGTCCTCGTCGTCGCGGCCGAACACGTCCACCACGCGGCCACCCCCTGGCAGCTTGTGGACCTGCATCATCTGGTCGCCGCCGAAAGTCATGCTCTCGGGCGATGCCATGCCGTCGAACCTCACCCCGGCAGGGGCGGACCCGCCGCCCAGGAGACCCTGGACGGCGGAGATGAGGCCGCCGACCACCGGGAGCGAACCGAGGCCGCCCAGGGGCACTTCCCCCAGGGTGACCGTTGTCGGGGACAGGAACTGGCCCGCGAGCCCGAGGCCGACGGAGGCGATGCCTAGCGCGCTCATGGTCGCCTCCTCTTAGTGCGCGCCGACCAGGGAACCCCCGAGGGTCGGCGTCCCCCTGCGGTCGAAGCCGGTCATGCCGTCGGGGGACGAGGGCCATCCGCCGGAAACCGTGTCGATCACGAAGTCGCCGAGCTGGCGGGGACCCAGCATCACCTTGCCGGTGGTCGTGGTCCTGCTCCCGGACGACAGCGACGATGTCACGTTCGTCAGGCCCTTGGGCTTTCCGTAGATGTCCTCGGACGAATACTTCGGCGCCTTGCCTTGCGCCACAAGCAGGTCATTCACCTCCTGCATCTGGTGGATTCTGGCGCTGCTTGCATTGCCATTATCCGGGCCAATGCCGAGGACTGTCTTAGCGCCGTCCACAACATTCGACAGCGAGAAGTTCTGCGTGTGGAACCAGGACACGAAGTCCTGGACCGCCCTCTTCAGGATGTCGAACGATGCGGCCACGGCGCTGAAGCCTGCCGGTCCGTAGATGAAGACCATCGCGGCAGCCGCCGCCGCACCGAGGGCAAACGGCGCGAACGCCGCCGCGAGGAGCGTGAGCCCCGCCCCCAGGAGGGCGACCACGCCACCGGCGATGAAGAGACCGCCGACGATGGCGGCGGCCTTCTCCAGGTAGAGCACCTGGCCCTGGTTGGCGTTCACCCACGCGGTCATGTCGCGAACCGTGTTGGTGACCTTGATCAGCATCCCATTGACCGGATCCACCATCGGTGAGCCCAGCGCCTTGATGAAGTCGGTCCAGGATGCGGTGAATGACCGCATGATGGTGTCGGGGTCCTTGGCGCGAGCCTGCGCTGCCGTGTCCCCGGCTCCCCATGCCTTCTTCTGCTGCTCGAAGGCGGTCGACAGCTCGGTAAAGTTGGCGTCTACATCCGAGCCCAGCCTCATCGATGTCTGGCGCCCGAAATCCCTGAAGACCTCCTGCTGAGGCGTGATGTGGTCCCGCTTCGCGGCGTCGTCGATGTGGTTCTTCAACCAGAGGAAAGGATTTCCCTTGGGCCCTGAGAATCCCGCGGCGTCGTCAAGCGCGTCGGGATCGAGGTTGGCGTGTGCCCCCTTGAAGTGGACCTTGCCAGCCTTCAGCCAACCGACGCTCATCAGGTGCTCTGCCACGTACTTGGGCATCACCCCGCCCATGAGCTGCGTTGCCAAGCTACCCAGCGCCGTGCCGGTCTTGCTGGCACCGAGCGTGTTCTGGACCTCCGCTCCCCATCCGTAGAAAGCCTCGGCGCTCATGCCGCGCGACAGCGGGCCAGCCTGCGTGGCCGTCTGCCTCAGGGTATGCGGGTTGATCTGGCCGTGGGTGAATCGTGTCGCTCGGCCCATCCAGTCCATCTCGTTCTGGATGGCTGACTCGTTCAGGCTGCCGTCGGCCTTGTAGAGCATTCCTCTCACGGCGATGGTCTTGATGGCGTCCTGGATCATGCCCTTGGGATCGACCTTGGAGTCCCCGAGCTTCACGTCGGTCATGAAGTCAGCGATGGACGGCGCAGCCTTCATCAGAGACGGGATGTCCTTGAACTGCCCTCGGCTCTCGACCAGCATCTCTAGATACTGGTCGCTGCTGAAATCTCGCTTCGTCTGAGCCATCTCCCAGGCCTTGCCGACCATCTTCGCGACATCTGCCTGCTTCAGACCGGAGGTGATGAGCTCCTGCTGGATGTGGGCCTGCTCGCGTCCGGCCTCCTGCATCTTGTAGAGGCCGCCCAGGATGGCGCCGCCGCCAAGGATACCCGCGAACCCGAGCTCCATGGTCTGGGTAAGGCCCTTGAACTTCGAGTTCGTCGCCTCGAGCTCGTGGGCGAGCTTCATGATGTCCCGGGTCACCGCGCCGATGACGTGGCTCGCCCCGTTTATGCCGACGAGCTCCACGCCGATCTTGAAGGCCTCGAACATCGGCTCACTCCTTCCCGGTCATCTTCCTCATGACGCCGATGCCGATGTCCTTGGCGATGGCTTCCGCCTCCGCCGCGGCCGACGAACCGAGGAACGGGCGCGGCGGGATCTTCTCGGTGCCGAGTTCCTGGTAGAGCGCGATGTCGAGGTCTGATCCGACGACGGCGTGCTTGCCGACGACCAGGGCGCCGATGCTCTCCCGCAGCTCGCCGGTGCGGAGCAACGGGTCGTTGGGAGCGAAGCCGTGCTTCCCGCGGTCCTCCTGGGTGGAGTCCGCGAGCTGGGGCCAGGAGCCGTCGGCGGGATAGAACCCGATGCGGGCCTTGGCGGCCTCCTTGAGCTTGTCCGCGCCCCGCTTCACGCCCTCGGCGATCTCTTCCTCGACGACGACCGACATGCGCTCCAGGAGCGCCCCGAAGCCCATCAGGTTGAATATCTCATTGGCCATCTGCGGGTTTCCCGTCGGGGTCGAAGCGGCCCGCGTCCCAGTCCATCCGGCCGCCCTCGAACAGCCGGATGCGCAGCACCCAGGCGTGACGGGTGAGCATGTCGAGGCTGAAGGCGACGTCGAACGGGACGTTCTTGCTGACCAGGTAGAGGGCCTCGGTGAGGCTGTCGTCCTCTACGAGGCAGCGGATGGTGCCAAAGGGTCGGCGGGAGCCGCCTCCGCGGTCGCCGCCATCTCGGCCTTCTTGCGCTCGATGAACGCCTGGACCGCGAGGTATCCCTCGTCGCCGACGCGCTCAACCATCGCGTCGATCTGGAACTCGTTGGTGGGGAACGGCTGAACGACGCCATCGATCTCGATGATGGCGGCGGCCACGTGCAGCATGCTCAGGTAGGGCCCGTTGTCCGCGTGCGCGGAACCGGCGGCACGGAGAAGGCGCGTCTGCCCGAGGACGGAGAGCGGCTTCATCTTGAGGCGGCGGCCGCGGCTGTCGGTGAACTCGTGCACCGGCGAGCCGGTAGCGATGAGTTCCTGGGTGGGGGTCATTTCGGTCATGGGGGATGTCCTCCGTTACGCCAGACGGCGCCAGTAGCGGGCGTAGCCCATGATTTTACCGGCCACCGCGGCACCGGTCTTCCAGCTGCCGGGGTCGTACTTCAGGGTCACCTCGGCGAGCTGCCACGTGGACGTCGAGCCCGTCGCGCGCTCGGTGACGAAGAACGTCAGGTTGAAGGTCGGCACGAAGCCGCCGAGAGACCAGTAGGCCGCCTCGATTCCCGTGAAGAACGTGTCCACCGCGGAGTCCCTGCGGTCGAAGTCTAGCTCGAACGTGTGGCCGTCCGGCAGGTCGAGCTGGATGGTCGGGCCGTCGAGCGGCTTCGACTTGATGGTGTCGTATTGCGGCTTGTGCGAGAAGCCGGTGAGCCTCGGCAGCTGCACGGAGCCGGTCGGCCCCGTGAGGACCGCCTGGAGGTCCTTGCCGACCGAGTAGATGTTCTGCGGAGGGGCGGCGCTCGCGCCGACGGAACCCGACATGACGGTGTCCTCTCATGGAAAAAGGGCCGCCCCGTCGCCGGGTGCGTCCCTGTGTGGTTTCGTGGATGGTTGGGAGGGTTAGCCGACGGAAACCGTCGCGCCGCCGTCGAGGGAGATGACGAACTCCTCGTTGATGCCCTGGTAGGTGACCACCATTGCGCCCTGCAGGTAGCCCTTGCCCGTCAGCGTGGACGGGTTGTTCGAGGCGCCGCAGGTGACCTGGAACGCCGGGCTTCCGTCGAGCGTGCCGATGATGCCGAGGGTCACGAGGTTGCTGCCGAACGTGCTGAGGTCGGCGAAGGCGTTGTTCACCATCGTCGGGCTGATGGGCTTACCCACGTAGGAACCCATGCTCGCGTTGATGGACTTTGCCAGGAACATGGTCATGAACGAGTAGTTCTCGCCGTTCCTCTTGCCGTCCGAGCTCGAGTTGTGGCCGACGCGGAAGCCCCAGTAAGCGCCGCCCGGGAGCGGGTTGCAGATGAGGTCGATGCCGGAGTTCACGCAGTTCTGGATGTCCGCCAGCGTGTATTGCGCCAGCGAGCCCGACGTCACCTGACCGCTGTGCGCGGTTCCGGCCACGCCGACGAGGGGCTTGTTCAGGCTGCTGTCGTTCGGCGCCAGCGTAGCCCTGCGGCCCGCCCACCAGGCCTGCGGCGTCACGAGGCGGGTCACGCCGTTCACCGGGTCGTTCCAGTAGACGTAGTCGCCGAGGATGACCTTGAGCGACCAGTCGTCCACGCCAGCGTTGGCCTTCGAGATCTGCGCCTGCGCGATCGTCTCGCCGGAAGGACCGGCGACGCCGATGACGACGCCCTCGCCGTAGGCCCAAGCCGCCATCGGCTCCCAGGAGGTCTGGT